AGCGTGCTACCCCCTAGTATCTACCTTTAATAAAGGTGGATGCAAAATACCTTGATGACGGGAAACCCCTAAAGTTATCACTACCACTCTGATTTTGAAAGAAATTAAGAGGAACTCAGTTAATAGCTGAACCCAATGGTAAAAAAGTGATAAATGATTACTGAAAAGTATGAAATGGGCAATCCGCAGTGTTACTTCCTAAAGTCGTTTAGCAGACTACGGAAGGCATTCAGAGACTGAACGGGTGTTGGTGAACAATGAAGGATTAGCTATCCAGAGTTTGCTTAAGATACAGTCCGGCCTTACCAGAAATGGTAAGGATTATGCTAAGGTTCGACAAAGCCTTACAATGCTGATTTTGACGGGGATAAACTTTAAATTGCAAATTTTATCTTGTCCCCAACAGGCGACCGCCTATTAAGTTGTAGATAATACTTAATAGGGAAAACGTTGTAATATCTACTAATTCAGTTCAGAATTAATATAATCGCCTAGTCATTTAATTATAAAATAATATAAACATTTCTTACTTAAATATATAATAATGGATAATTTATTGAACAAAGATGAATCGCATAAAATTATTGGTGAAATATATAAAATAACAAATTTAATAACAAATAAAATGTATATTGGACAAACAAGAAGTCATTACTTAAATAAGGGAAAATATAGACCATTTGGACATATAGGTAGATTTAAAAAACATTTAAATGAAGCAAGTAGAATAAATATAAATTGTTCGTGTAGATATTTAAATAGCACTATTAATAAATATGATGCTGTAAATTTTAAATGCGAATTAATAACTACTTGTAATATAGATGAATTAGATTACTATGAAAAAAAATATATTAGTGAACTAAATACAAAATACCCAAATGGATATAATTTAACAAATGGTGGTCAAAAAAGCGGTTTTGAAAAAGGAAAAAAAATTGTTTTGGAAGAAGAAATTAAACCAAAAATAGATATTGCATTAAATCCAAATCTTAAAAGAAGTGAAAAAACAAAACAATTAATTTCTAAACGATTAACCGAATATAAAAGTGACCGTGACTTACAAGTTAGAAAAGATGATATGGAAAGAGTTCAAAAAATACATGCAACAAATAGATTTGATAAATATAAAAATATACCAATTGATAGTAATAATATTGATAAATATATAAGCGTAATTAAAAACAATACATTAAATTATGAATATATTAGAGTCACTATTAACAAAATGCGAACTACTTTTGTAGGACAATATGAAACAATAGAAGAAATAAAAATTAGAGCAAGACAATTTATATTAGATATAATAAAATGGCAACGCTTTCAAACTGCTGGAACTTCCTTAGAGCCTTCACTACCACTCACTTTTGGAAACAATTGTGAGGAACTCGTTTAATTGACGAACCCAATGGTAAAAATGTGAATGGATTGGATAATCAGCAACCAAGCCCCTAACCTCGCTATGGTAAGAGTATGGGGAAGGCTCAGAGACTAGATGGGAGCGGGTTTCAAATGATGGCTTGACCAGCCTGATGAAGCACAAGGTATAGTCCATCCTTTAGAGAAATCTAAAAGATTTATTTATGTTTGAGACCATATATGATAACAAAATAAACGATGGAGATGAATTTGCACATGCCACAGGATCCAGAATCCGAGGCGGAACTTAAAAATTTAGCGGCGGTGCCATACCAGATAGTAAGCCCTGCCAATAACGCTTCCATTATTGGTATTTATCAAGATTCAATGCTTGGTTCATATCAATTCACAAGAGAGGGAATCCGATTAAACCCTCGAGAAGCAATGAATTTACTGATGATGTTTAATGGTGTAAATGAAATAGCACTATTGGAAGAACTTAAAAAAGAAGGTGGAATTACAAATTTCGACATTATTAGTCAGATAATGCCGCCACTTTCAATGAAATATAAAACAAAGGCATTCAAGGACGACAAAGATGACGTGAAAACTTCAAATACCGTTGTAGAAATTAAAAATGGAAAATATATTCGCGGACAAATGGACAAGAGCGTAATGGGTGCAAGAACAAAAGGATTGCTACAAAGAGTTTGCAATGATTTTGGGAATATGGCATCCGCAAAATTTATAGACGACTTACAAAACGTTGTTACGGAATATATGAAGTCAAGTGCTTTCAGTGTTGGAATTAGCGATTTAATTTCTAACCAAAAGACAAATGATGAAATTATTCAAGTAATTACTAAGAAGAAAACCGACGTTAAAAATTTAATTGACCAGGTTCAAATCGGTATATTTGAAAACAACACTGGAAAGACAAACGAAGAAGAGTTTGAAACACAAGTCAATAGTATTTTAAATCAAGCAACATCAGAATCAGGCAAAATCGGATTAAAAAGTTTGGGTAAAAATAACCGATTTGTTATTATGACAAACGCCGGATCAAAAGGTTCAGATTTAAATATATCTCAAATGATTTCTTGTTTGGGACAACAAAACGTAGACGGGAAACGTATTCCATATGGATTTGAGAATAGAACATTACCTCATTTCACAAAATATGACGACTCGCCGGGAGCACGTGGTTTTGTCGAAAGTTCATATATTAATGGTTTAACACCCCAAGAACTGTTCTTCCACGCGATGGGTGGTCGTGTAGGTCTAATTGATACTGCCGTAAAAACATCTACCACTGGTTATATTCAAAGAAGATTAATCAAGGGTCTAGAAGATCTAATGGTTGGTTATGATATGACTATTCGCACAAATAAAAATAAAATCGTCCAGTTCCAATATGGTGATGATGGAATTGATACTACAAAAGTAGAAGACCAAAGTATTCCAATTGTATCCATGAGCACACAAGATATTTACGCGCATTATCTTGTTCCTGAAGAATCTGGAAAGATTAAAACATTGAATAACATTTTCTTGAAAAATGTCATGACAGCAAATAAGAAACAACAATCCGAATTTATGACAAAAACTCAAAAATATATTGATTGGATGATTAAAATGAGAGAAGATATTATTAAACACGTGTTTAAGAATAAGAGTGACTCTACTATAAATTGTCCCGTAGCATTCGCTTATATCATTAATAACATTCAAGGACAATGCAACATTACTATTACTTCATTCGTTGATGTTACATTACTTGAAGCACTTGAAATGATTGAAAAATGTTATAGCAATTTAGAAAAGATAGTTTACGCGCCACCTACTGAACTATTCAAGACACTATTTTATTATTATTTATCTCCAAAAGAATTGTTAATTGTAAAAAGATTTAATAGAGCCGCTTTAACCTTACTTCTTGATACAGTTACGATTAATTATAAAAGAGCAATTGTTGCTCCAGGTGAAATGGTTGGAATGATTGCAGCACAAAGTATTGGCGAGGTTTCAACCCAGATGACCTTGAACACTTTCCATTTCGCAGGTGTTGCTTCTAAATCTAACGTTACTCGTGGAGTGCCAAGAATTGAAGAAATATTATCATTATCGAGTGAAATTAAGAACCCATCTTTAAGCGTTTATTTAAAACCAGAAGATGAAAGACAGAAAGAAAAAGCACAAACCATAATGTATATGTTAGAGCATACTAGACTCGAAGAGATTGTGAAATCGATTGAAATCTGTTTTGACCCGGACGATTTAAATACGATGATTCATGAAGATAAAGATACAATTCAACAATATCGAGCATTTGAAAATATGGTAAAAGAGTGTAATGAAACGTCTGAACAAAATGATGAAAATGAAAAATCAAAATGGATTATTCGAATCGTTATGAATCCAGAAATTATGCTCGAAAAAAATATTACAATGGATGACGTAAATTTCACATTAAAGTCTTGTTACGAAAATCAAATAAATTGTATTTATTCCGATTTTAATTCAGATAAACTTGTATTTAGAATAAGAATGAATGAGGTTCTTAAATCGTCGTCTAGTAGAGGCGGACAAAAAAAGGCAAAGGTAAATCCCCTAGATCAATCAGACCAAATTTATGTCTTGAAAAATTTCCAAGATCAATTGCTTCAAAACATTGTTTTAAGAGGAGTAAAAGGCATCAACAAAGTAGTACTTCGAAAAGTAATTGATAATATGGTTGAAAACAACGGACTATATAAAAAGCAAGATATTTGGGTTCTAGATACAATTGGAACTAATTTGTTAGATGTGTTAGGACTAAATTATATCGATAATACAAGAACAACCAGTAATGATATTGTAGAAATATATAATGTTCTAGGAATTGAAGCGGCAAGACACGCAATCTATAATGAATTAGTTGAAGTTGTTGAATTCGATGGTACATATATTAATTATCATAATTACAGTGTATTAGTAGACAGAATGGCTGCTACAAGTAAACTAATATCTATATTTAGACATGGAATCAATAACGATAATATTGGTCCTATTGCGAAGGCGTCCTTTGAAGAAACGCCAGAACAATTCTTAAAAGCGGCAAGACATGCGGAGTTAGACACAATGAGGGGTATTTCGGCAAACGTAATGTGTGGTCAGGAAGGTTTGTTCGGAACGGGTGCTTTTCAAGTGGTATTGGATATTGAAGAACTACAAAAACTAGAAGCCGCTAGTGAGTATAAACCTACAAATTCTGAAGATATTATAGATAAATTCTTTGACAATGTTAAAGATCCAGAGGACCCTTGTGGAATTAATAAAATTGCCATTGATAATAATGTTATTACAATTAAGAGAGAAGATATGGGTAATGATAACGATTATAATCCAGGGTTTTAAAATTTACGATAAAAATTTACGATAAAAATTTTATACAATACAAAATTATATTTATAATTAAATATTAAATATAATTTAAAAAATATACATATGAAAACATATAGTTCTATAATTGAAAATATAATAAAAACAAAAAATAATATTTTTTTATTACCACCTCAAAATGATAACGTAGAACTTAAATTTAAGATTTTGTTTGGAACACTCTTAGATAGAGATTATAGCGTTTTTAATAAATTTAGTTTTTTTTATGAAATACTACATAATTTTTGGATTAAAGAAGATAAAAAAGAGGTTGATTTATTTATTGATTATTTTTGTAAAATTCAAAAAACATATAATGCGTTAAATAGGTTTGCGTATAATTATAAATGTAAGAAAACCAAATTAGTCGTCAATATTGACATGGGATTAAATGAATTGAAAGAAAGTGATAAAGACGTTATTTGTATTTTTCAAAATAAAGTAAAATATTTGTTTTGCGCGAATGATTTATTGAATATAATAAAAATATCGCTAACAAATACATATATGTTTTTTTCTGAACCTTTAAACATAAAAAACCCTTATAATAATATGCCTTTTAATAAATCAACATTATATAATATATTTTTTTTTATTAAATATAAAACAAACTATTATGAAGAATTATTTTTTAAATTTTTTAAATGTAATTTTAATTTGACCGAATTTAAAGAACAAAATGAATATATACTGAGGGAACATTCAATAAAACATTACGTTTATAAATCAGCACCAAATTTATTATTTCAAGAAATTAATATTATGATTGATTATTTTAACAATTTTTGTTATTTTAAACGAATGCGTAATAAAATTACAATTAATAAAGAATTTCCCAAAGATAAACTAATTAAAATTTTTCAACCATATTTATTATTATATATAATTTCAAATTATGGTTATACAAATACTCAAAAAAACGAAGCCGCAATTTTATTTAATAGTAAGATGAGATTGTTCAATAATTACAATCCCTTATTTGGAAGAAAAAAAATAAAATTTATTTTAGAATATACGTCAGATTTCAAAAGAAAAATAAAAGGAAAAATTATTGAATTTGACGACAATCATATAACGTTTAATAATATTGTAAAACAAAATAAAGAATTTTTAACGGACCATTTGAAAATTAATGATAATTCTAACGTGATGTTAACAAATAACGCGGATATTTATATGGCATTAAACTTTACAAACATAAACTTAAACGGCGTCACTAACAATGATGAAGAGAAAGAAGAAGAGATAACAGATGATGAAGATGATGAAGATGAAAATAATGAAGATGAAGAGAAAGAACAAGATATATCAGATGATGAAGAGAAAGAAGAGGATTATGATTATTAAATATTATATTATACTAATTCAATAACGTAATATTTTTCGGTTACAGATTTTAAATTTTATTTTTTTTGGTTCTCGGTTTTGCAGGCACATTATTTTTTTTGTTCTTTTTCGTTTTACCGGAAGTTGCTTTTTCTTCCACGGCTTTTTCTCCTACAACATTTTCTTCCACTGCTTTTTCTCCGACAACATTTTCTTCAACTGCTTTTTCTGGAACTTCTTCTGAATCATCTTCTATAATAAAAGGTAAAGGTTTTTTCTTTCTAGTATTCGGTTTTGTAAATTTTTCCAAATAAGATTCGATAGTTTCTTTATTGTTCAATGCTTCCTGAATATTATCTAAACATTCGCCATTTAATTTATCGATAGAAATGAATGCCTCTTTTTCACTTGAAACAATTAATTTAAAGGTTGGGACTTTTTCAGCAGTAAACCCAGGTATAATTATAAAAGCAAATTGGTCGTTTCTCTCACCATAAGCAATAAACGCGCGTTTGCTATATTTTGTCTGTAAAATAAAATGTGGAGAAATAAAAACGGTTGGTATTTCGTATTTTGTTACAAGCAACCATAAATCAAACGTCGTAAAAAAATAATTATCTGTATATATTAAATTTGAAAACGATATTATTCCCCCGCTAACTTGATCGCCAAGTGTTTTTTTACCCTCTAAAATTAAGATATCTACAATTTTTTCAATATATTTATCCAAATACTTTTTGTATTCGTCAAACAACACATTTTTAACGCCGTTTACTGTAAGTTTTTCTCCGGTTTTTCTCTCTATTAAATCAATAATAAAGTTAATCGTACAATAATTTGTATTACCATAAACAATTTCACCGTAATTATCTGGAAAACAAGAATTCCAAGCGGTTGACTGAATACGTGGTTTAATTTTTATACATTTTACTACTTTATCATCTTTATTATTTTTATCCTTTTTATCATTTTTATCATCTTTATTATTTTTACCAATTATGGAATTATCTACTAATGGAAATTTATTTTCATACATTTGGCTTATTATAGGGTTTACTTCATCATAAGACATTTGTTTTATATATTTATTTGTAACGGTCGGTTTTAATGTTTCGAAATACTCTTTCGTTAATAATGAATGAATTAAAATTAACTCATTGTCTCTTAAATTGTAACCGATATTATTAAATGATAAATACGTTTGTGGTTGAAGCATAAAAGATTGGATTCTATTGTATCGGATTAATTCATCTGCCATTCTTCCATAATAAATCGGTTCATTTATTTTATTCGTTATGAGATTTTTTTCTGGAAGAATCAAATTACAACTACCTTTTTCAGTAACGACGCATAAATTCGGAGAAGAAGCACATTTATCTTTATTTTTAACAACACAAGTGGAAACCTCATTAATCAATTTGTAATAATTCTGGTCTCCAATAAATTGTATTTTATCTTTAACCAACTCACGAAGCAATCTATCCACATTTTTTAGTTTTTCAGAATAAATAAGATATTCTTTTAACAGTTCGTTTTCTATTTTTACCCTAATTTTTGAGTATTCGTAATTATTAATTAACACTCTTATCGTGTTCCTAAATACGTTGTAAAAACTAGTTTCTAGTTTTATTTTCTTTATATAGTTAACTCTCTCTTCATCAACATCTTGATTCGTGGTTATTGCTACTTCACTCTGAATCATATAATTGTCTTCTTTGGGTTTTGTTGAGTTAATAATGTAATTAGTTTCGTCTATTGATGGTAGGTTTAATTCTGATTCAACTTCATCAACGCGAATAGGTTGCGATAATTGTATAAATTGATTTGTATTCGTTAAAATGCCAACCACGTGGTCTTCTTCTACAATTTTAAATGCTGGCAAATAAGGAATGTCTGCTTCTAGTTTACGTAATTTACTTCTTTTATTTAGTTTATTTAAAAACTGAACTGTATTTTTATATGTAGTCCATAAACTCAAATCCGTCATAAAAACAACATTGACGTCTTTTTTAAATTCTTCGTTTATGGCGGATGGATAGCAAGGTATAAAACCATTTCTTTCATAAGGAGGTGGTTCTTCGGCCATGACTCCAATTACCTTATTATTAAAGTTTAAAACAAACTTATTAATTGTATATTTATATTGATCCAATTTTTTAATTAAATCATGCAATAGAAGTGGTTTTTTCATTTTATATACATTCGGCATGCTATCTAAAGGACGACACACTTTATTAAAAAATGGTTTAATGATTTCCTTGAAAACGGTTTTCATTGTTTTTGAAAGGTGTGGATTGAGTTCTTTGTATTCTTTTACAATTAAAGGAAATCCTTTTTTATTTTTTGTATATGAATAAATTGGTTCATAATAAGGACCTTTTTTCATTAATATAATGGTCGGTTTTCTCGCTTGATAAAATTCATTGGAATAATGGTTTGTCGGGCATACAAGTTCAACATTATTCGTAATATCATCATCCGGCAAATTAAATATAACCAAATTTACGCCTTCAGAGAACAAATAGTTATTTGGCATACTTACTATGTCCCATAAATAAGTATGATCTATTATAGCATCGTCGTCTTGTAAATATTGAATAAAGTTTTCGAATGCTGATATAACTTTTGTAGCATATGCTTTATCGGCAGACTTATTCATATCCAATTTAGAAAATATTTTAACGTTATTATATTTATTGACATTAATTTGTTTCTTCATGTCACTAAAATCGATAACTAGATTACCGTTTTGAAACTTAATAAACGCGTCAATGTTTAAAGACCTAATTATTTTGTATCGCATTTCTTTAACATTTAAAACCTTAGCATATTTATTCGTAAGTTTATTATTTTCGTCCTTTAATTGTTTAGAAAAGAAAAGCGCATCTGATATACAAGATATAAAAGATTGTTTATTGTTAACTTCAATTCCATGACGAAGTAAACATGGGTGATTTTCTTTTAGATTGGCGTTTGTTTTACTAACGTGACAATCCGCAT